CTGCTTTCGACGAGAAGTTGCAGGCTTTCCGTACTGCATTGGAGAACGCTGCGAATTCAATAACAGCCCAGATCGCCGCTGAATCTGACAGCAAGATTGCTCAGGCTCTTGCTGAGGCAAAGAGTCATGCCGATGCAGCAAAGGCAGAACTCAACGATATTATTGAGGCCAACAAGTCAGCGCAGGAAACCTTAAACGGTGTAATGGCAGATGGTATTATTGATGCTGAGGAAAAAGCTACTCTCAGGTCAATGCAGAAGTCGTTGCTTACTGAGTACGATGAAGCTATTGCCGCTTACTCTCCAGTTTACGAGAACGAATATCTGAAGGATTCTACGGTTAAAAAGGCTTTGAAAACTGCGAAGGATAACGTAGTAACCGCCTATACCAATGTAAATAATAAGATTAACGAACTCCTTGCTATTGAAACTATTTCTCGCGAGAAGGCTGCTGAAGTAAATTCGGTATTTACTGCTTTCGACGAGAAGTTGCAGGCTTTCCGTACTGCATTGGAGAACGCTGCGAATTCAATAACAGCCCAGATCGCCTCCGAAGCAGACACCAAAATATCTCAGGCACTCGCAGAAGCTAAGTCTTACGCGAATACTGCCATAAAAGAGCTGGATGATGTAGTCAAAGCAAATAAGGCAGCTCAGGACGAAGTAAATGCAGCGGTTGCAGACGGAATTATTACAGCAGAGGAAAAGGGTACTTTAAAGGCTTTACAGAAATCTCTTCAAGTCACCTACGACGAAGCCGTTGCTGCTTATGCTCCCGTTTATAACAATCCAGACCTTGCAGATGAAACGATTAAAACCAATCTCTCTAATGCAAAGTCTGAAATGGACTCTGCTTATACAGCGGTAAATAACGCCCTGACAACGCTCATTGCCAAAAACAAGGTGACTTCTGAGGAGGCACAGTCGGTTAATTCGAAGTTTACCACCTTCGACAATAAGCTCAAAGCGTATCGAACGGCTTTGGAGAATGCGACAAATGCTATTATTGAGCGGATTAAGGCACTTGGAAATACTCAGTATGAAAGTTTCCATGCAGAATACGTAAGAAGCAGCCAAGAAAATTCCGCTAACTTTGAGGCTATCCGAACAAGCCTCCTGAATCTGGAGAGAGCAGACACCAATCTCCAGAAGAATATTGACGATACCAAAAGCGATCTGCAAAGCAGCATAAATTCAACAAAGAATACTCTTCAGAGCAGTATTAATAGCGTTAGCGACGAATTATCTGAGGCAAAAACAAATCTGTCAAAGGATATTGGCACGGTTTCTACAAACCTTGCTACCTATAAGCAGACCGCAGATGCAAATATTGAAGCCCTTGCAAGTCGCGTTACAAATAACGAGACGAGTATATCAAACCAAAATACTCGTATCAGCACAGCAGAGGGTAATATCAACACTATTTCGTCAACACTTACCGTACACGGCAGGGATATTACGAGTATCAATACCCGTGTAAGTACGGCTGAAACAAATATCAACACTATTTCAACTAAGGTTGATGGAAAGTTATCAAAGACCGAGCTTTATCAGGAGGCAACGAGGGTTGGTTTAGCTGTTTATTCGACGGTGACAACTGACATTGCGAATGCCAAGAGTGGTGCTATCACAACAGCAGGAAATAATGCCGATTCAAAGATAAGTGAATACAACAAGAAAGTTCTCAAAACTGGCATCAATGTAGATAGTCAGGTTATTACCATTCAATCAGATAACGTAAGATTCTGTAGCAGCGATGGTACGGTACGCGACTACGTTAAGATCACCTCTGATGGAAAGATAAAGGCTACCGACGTTGACCTGACTGGAAAGATTACAGCCACAAGTGGTTCTATTGGTAATTGGAATATCAATAATGGCAGTCTCGAATGCGATGGTACACCATACATAAGAGCATATACGAACGGTTATAGATTTGTTGCAATTGGTGGTTCTGATGGATATACTGGAAACGCCACCATTAGGGCACGTAACGATGGTGCTGAATGTATTCATGTCGAAAGTTATTCTCATAATGGATCGACTGGAACAGCAATTTCAACTCTTGCCAATAATGGCGGCTACTCCATTCGTTCATGGGGGAACACATGGTTTACGGTTCGCTCTGGTGAGGAGTTTAAGATCCTTGGTGATTCATACGGCTTCAGGGTGTCAGCAAGCGGAGGTGTTCAGGTGACATCTAATGGTGGTACTAACTGGTATAACGTCACCTCTTCTGAGGGTATTAACGTCTCTTGGAGTCAGGTTACAGGTAAGCCTACGTGGATTGGTTCATCGAAACCTTCATATTCGTGGAGCGAAATCAGCAGCAAGCCTTCGTGGATAGGTTCGTCAAAGCCTTCCTACGATTGGTCGGAGATTTCCAATAGACCAACTACGATGCCCAACTATTACAACCTCTATTGGAAGTACGGTACGAATGATCCAAATTTCGCAGCGTACCAAGCATCTGGAACTTATGATGGTAATACTTCGAGCAGGTTCATCGCCATTCCAACGGCTTCTATCTCTGGTAGAACCATCACAATCAATGGCACTTCAATAGAAGTCCCGGAAGCTGGCAGTGGAGGCTCTTTCAATGGTGGTGAAATCACGAATGATCTGTGGCTACATACCGGAAAGAGTAATTACGGCAGCACCCTCTACTTCGGCGACAAGTCTTACGTGTATCTTCAGGAGACCGAGGATGATTTGCTCAAAATCCATTCCACAAGACTTATCATCGACTCAAAGATTACCCAAGAGGTTTTCTTTAACATGTATAGTGGTAGTTCTGGAGGTGTCAAACCTATCCTTAAATTCTATAACGACAACAACTGGATAGGTTATTACAACAGCGGAAGTGGTTGGGGAACTCATGGTATGATGATAAATACCAACGACCTCGAAGTTGCTGGCGGTTATCACATTTCGTTGTACACTGCCAGTTCAAGCTCGTACCTCGTTATCAACAAGACTAATATCTCTGCCTCTCACAGCATAAGCACTGGCTCTGATATTCGCTTGAAAGACGAGGTAGGGAAACTGGAGAAGAGGGTTGAGGAATTTGCCGAAGCCCCATTGGTACGCTTCACCTTCAAGGCAGACGAGGATAAGGTTATTCATGTCGGTTCCTATGCTCAGTATTGGCAGAATGTTCTCCCGGAGTCAGTGACCACCACCGAGAATCCCGTTACGAAGCAGGAGTATCTTAGCATGAGTTATTCCGAGATCGCTTTTGTCGGAATGGTTACAAACTCCCGCGAGATCGTGAAATTGAAGGCTGCTGTAAAAGCACGCGACAACAAGATTAAGACCCTCGAAAACGAGGTTGCAGATATGAAAGAAACCATCGGTACTCAGGCACAGCAGATAGAGCGGATTCTTGGGTTGCTCGACGGATTATTGTTTAACAATCAAAATAGTTAAGTTATGAGTACAATGAATGTTGTAATTACAGACGAGAGACTGGTGAAGTCAGTTTCAGTCGAACTTGAAGAAGGCGTTACGCTTTCTGGTGAAATGATCATCCGTGACGGCAAACTCAGTGACGGTGAACTCGATGTTCGCGGCGAGAAGGTCGGTTACGTTCCTCTGAATTTCCGCTTCGAAAATGGCGAGATCACAATCAGCCCCAGCCGCATGTCATCCTCTCTCTTTGGAAAGGTATATGCTGCCATTGCTGCAATTGAAGAGGCTTTTGCCAAGGAAATTGAGGCTGCACAGCCCACTGACGAAGAGGAGGGAGAGCCTGCTGAAGAGTAAAACCAGAAAGATAACGGCTTATGGCACTAACAGACGATAAAAAGCAAGAATGGCTTGAAGGAGCCGAGGAATTCGGTAGTCCGTTGGAAAACAAGTCTCTCGTTCCGATCATGGATCTCGACGAGATAGACGAAACCGTGTCGATGCCTGCATTGAAGTACACGGATAAGACGTTGAAAGAGCCAGCAGGCTTCCGTCAAGTGCCTATGGCCACTTTCTTTAACTTTGTCCGCAACCTCATTCAGCCCGTAGAGACAGCTATCTCAGACCTCACTACACTGAAGGAGAGCACCACCTTGGCCAAGGAGCAGGCAGCGGAGCAGGCGCGTGTTGCAAGAGAAGCAGCGGCAGCAGCGGCAACGCAGGTCGAAGAGACCAAAAACTTCACAAATACCATCAAGTCATGGTTCAATGGAGAAGATGGTTTCAAGGCTACGGCTGAGAATTGGCTTTCAAGTGTTCAGAGCAGTTTCAACAACTGGTTTGGTTCAAGTGCTGACGCAGGCATCCGTAAGACCGTAAGCGACTGGTTCACAGCTACTCAGACCGCATGGAATGATTGGTTTAGTGACAGCGCATCTACTGGTACTCGCAAGATTTGGAAGACTTGGTTTGATTCTACAAAGGAGGCTTGGAATGACTGGTTTAGTGATTCACTCTCTTCTGGAGTGAGAAAGATTTGGGCTACCTGGTACGCTGCAAGACAGCAGGATTGGAACACGCTCTCTTCAAACATAAGCAATGCCACCAATACCGCTAATCAAGCTGCCCAAAATGCGAACCAAAAAGCCGCTCTTGCTGAGGAAAAAGCAAATTACGCCCAGACAAAAGGCGATTATGCTAAGAATCAGGGTGATTTTGCCAATGCTATGGGTACGCACCCGCCGATGATTGGAGAGGATGGTTATTGGTATAACTACGACTACGCAACCGAAGAATATGTGAAGACTCAGATCTACGCAAAAGGCGGTGCTACGTTCGTGGAATTCAATATCAATCCCGATACGCTCGAATGTGAGGTTGAAGTACCGCCAGAGCAGGAGAAGACTTTCGAACTTGCAGAAGACGGTCAGGTTTACATCAATACGGACAATTAAATTTTCACGATTATGAAAGTATCAATAGGACAAGCAGGAATCCGCTTATTGGATGAAGAATATTCCAGCACTACGGAATATCTGGTATCTCAGGCTGTGAGGGATCAGTACGGAAACTGGTGGGTGTCAAAAAAAGGCACTAAGGATAATCCGAATAAGGGTCATGCCCTCCCCACTATCACCAACGGCAAGCAAACTGCAAGCGATTGGTGGACTCTGATGGTGAATATGCAGGACGTGGTAAACGCCACCAACGCTGCCATTACTGCAAAAAATCAGGCAAATACCGCCAAAAACGCAGCGAACACAGCAGCCAATCTTGCAAACCAAAAAGCAGCCTACGCGGATGCTATCGGACAAAACCCGCCAAAAATCGGTGAGGACGGATTTTGGTATTTCTACGACCCGACGCAGGAGAAATATCTGAAGACGGAATACGTGGCAAAGGGAGGCATAGAATTCCCGACATTCAGCATTGATTATTCGTCGATGATTTTGCAGGTCGAAAACGACAACGACACAGCCCACAAATTCAGCATTGACGATGAAACTGGAGAACTCTGCATCAATTTATAACTCTAAAATTTTACGATTATGGCTAATGAAAAAACTTACATCTGTGGTGGCGTAAAATACCACTTCGAAGAAAAGGACGGAAAGCTGCATCTTCTCAGCCTTGAAATCTGGAACAAACTCTTTGTTCTACCGGACGGTGGAATTCCAGAACAGACCGTTGAGGTGATAAGCCAAGCCGTTGAAGAGACCATTACGAGAACTAACGAGGATGGTCAGATTAACCGTCTCGAAGAGATCAAGGAATTCCTGAGTGGCTATCCCGAAGGAACTTCTCTTGAAGAAGTCTTAGCAGACGTGGAGCAGAAAACGCAGAACTCCATTACCGAGGAGATCAACAGCAGAACCATCGGTGAGGAGGCAGCGCACTCTATGGTTGCGGATTTGATTGCGCAACATGAGCAAGGTGGTAACACACCTAATCCCTGACGAATGAGTTTTTACTCAGTATAATTCACTTATTGTTTAATTTCTAAAATTTAATCAATTATGACAAAAGATGATTTAAAAAGTCTGATTGGCTCAGTTGAGCTTACCGCCGTTGTGAACGACATTATCGCTTACATCGTTCAAAACCGTCAGGCAGTTGACTCTGCCCTCTCTACCGCCAACGGTAAGATCACCACCCTCATCGGTAGTGATACTGGTAAGAGCGTTCGCACCATCGCCAACGAGGAACTGGCTGCACAGCTGATTCCTTCAACAGCAAGCGAAGCCCTCGACACTCTTCAGGAGATTGCTGCTTGGATTCAGGCACACCCCGGCGATGCCGCTACCATGAATTCGGCTATCACCGCCCTCCAGACCCTCGTAGGTTCGCTGCCTTCTTCTGGCACAAACGCTACAACCGTTATCGGTTACATTCAGGAGCAGATCGCTGCTGTTCAGACCCAGATCTCAAACAAGAACGTTTCTGCAACTGGCGAGACTGGCGACGATGCCCTGATCTCTGCTTCTGCAAGCAACAACTCCGTAACGGTTGAGTCAACCCAGAAACTGAAGGATGCTGTAACTGCTGCTGAGTCAGCTCTCCAGCTCGCAGACTTCGGCACAATCGGTCAGACCGCTGCTAAGGCAATCGTCAGCGCAGCTATCACCGCAGCCGAGACTCCTGCCGCTGGCAACTAATCACTAACGTGACGGAGGTGAGGGCACAACAGCCCTCCCTCCATTAATCCTTTATTTCGTTTCATCACTAAAGAAAGTACAATTATGAGCAACATCTTGAAATTGCAGGCCATTACAGACTGGTTGACCGCTTCGCTAACGAACGTTATGACAGAATTGTGGTCATCGGCATTGGATAGGTTCGCCACCAAAGCAGCCCTGAATGCGGTTGTGGTTGGCAGTCAGGCCGCAGAGCTGTTCACCTTCGAGGTCGATACAGACACGATGGAACTGACTGTGTACTCTACTGCCGCTTATGCAGAGGCTTTTGAGGTGGATGAAAACGGATACCTCTGTATTGAACTCTGAATATTATTAACATTTAAATATCTGTAATATGACAAAAGTTAATATTGGTAAGGTTGCGATTACCCCAAGAGGAGATTACAATGCGGCTACGACGTATGGTATTCTCGATCAGGTAATCTACAATCACGACTCTTGGATCAGCAAGAAGCAGAACAACACTGGTAACACTCCTGCTGATAACTCGACATGGTGGCAGCGCGAGACCAACGGTGGTTCCTATGCCTATGAGCAGGGAGTAGCCGCTCAGAACGCAGCCGCAGCAGCATTAGCCGCAAAAGCAGCAGTAGAGGGGACAGAGGTGGGTCAACTCGCCACGTTCCTGAAGGTTGCAGCTCAGGCTATTGCAGAACAGCAGGCAGAGATCGACGCTCTGAAGCAGATGATTAAGGAAGGTCTTGGCGACATCATCGCCGACAACCTCAGCCTCAACAACATGCCGAAGATTGTTGGTGCTCCGCTTTACTCTCAGGGTGCTGGTGCTCCAGCTTTCGTCCCCCGTTTTATCGGTCAGAAATATTTTGACACAACGAACAACACTCTCTATGTTGCTATCAATGTGACAAATAGCACTGGCGACTGGAAATCAACGAAGTAAAACTAAGAATGTAGAATTATGGCAATTACAAATTTCAACACCCAGAATGACTATGAAAGCGCAGGTCTGCCCACTTCTGAAAGCCGGGTAGCCCTCGTTGAGTCAACAAACGATGTGAAGATTGATGGTGTGAATGTCATCACGCAGAATCCCGTAATTGGCGATGCTGTATTCCACGACGGAAGTAAGGTTGTCTTCATGAAGGGAGGCGATCAGCTTGTTAAGAACGCCGTTCCAGCAGGCTACACCTTCGTCGGTGTCGTATTCGGCCGTCGTGGAAAGAACGCTCTGGTACTGAACAAGGATCAGGCTTCGAAGAAGTACCTCGACGTTACTCAGTTCGCTTGGACTGATGCTGTTTGCGATGGCGCAGAGCACCAGAAGACCATTCGCTTGCGTTTCGGTATTCCCAATTGGGACACAAACACCTCAATCACGTTCACCTACACCGCTTCAACTATGGCTGAGGCTGCTGCCGCTATTCAGGCTGCTATCGAGGCAAAGTTGGAAGAACTGGAGGCTCCTGCCGCTACTATCGCAGAGTGGTGGGCTTATGCCGATGGCAACCGTGTTATCGTTCAGCGCGACAACTGTACTGACTATCGCTTTGGCGAAGGTTTGCAGGGACTCTCCAATATCACTTGGGGCGATATGCCTGCTACCAGCACAAACGGTTTCCGCAAGAACGGTACAACTGGTGGAATCCTGAACGCTGCAAGAGGAGCAGCTTACTATTCAACAAATGGTAAGGCTGCATCTGCCCTGACTGCTGACGTTCCCCTGGAGTCAACAGATATTGTGACTCAGGATGCCTTCGAGAACTCTGAGTATTGCGCTTTGCTCCGCAAAACCTACGGAACTTATCTCAATTACATCAAGGAGAACAAGATGCTGGATTATCCATGCAAACTTGGTGTGTTTGCTGATTCGTTCATGTCGGCAAAAGAGTGGAGTGACAAGTACGCGCTTGCTTCCGTTCCTACAAAGGCTGGTAGCACGAAGTATAAGTACCCCGCCCTGAACTATGCCTATAATACCACCTACGGTATTGCTGGCTTGGACTACGGCGACTGGTTCTTGCACGGCGTGCATGAGGGAGCACTGATCATGGAGGATGACAAGATGGCTATCATCAATGCCACACTCACGAAAATGAGTGCCACCGCGATCAGTAATAGCTCGCACCGTTGGTTCGCACAGAGGTCCAACGGCTACAATGCTTGGTATTTCAGCGGCAACAACGGCAGCCTCGGCAACTACGTTTCCGGCGCTTATCAGGCGCAGGCGGTCACGCTTTTACCAGTTTAAGAGCCGTAAGGCTCGCACCTGCCCGCCCGAATAGGGCGAGGCTTCTCTGCACTCCGTCCGCGAAAGCGGCGGGTGCAGGTGAAGAAAGGTGGATCACCTAAAAAAGAATTGAAACAATGACAGAGATAAAAGAAGAGATAAAAGACTACGGAGAATATCTGGAGAAAGCCTACGAGCAGCAGGCAGAATTGTTTGCGAAACGCGAGGCATTCAAGAAGAAGCGTAATGACAGAGCGAGAGGCGGTAACAAGGCTCGCAAGTCAAAGGACAGCATCTATGCCGATGCAGTAAACCTTCTGATTGTCTATGAGCCGATCTTCAAGAAGTTCAGTAAGATAGACCGTATCGACGGTGTAGCGAGGGACTTCAAGCAGGCTGTATGGGGAATCATCAAGGCATACAAATTGGCAAGAGAATGTCCCGATACGGCTTATTCTTGTGTTCAGGAGATCTTCAAGAACTACGGCATTCTCGACGCGGGTATTGAGGTCATGGATAGCCTTGGTCTTTTAACCAACTCTTCTTTCTTTGCCATTGCGGACAGACTTGATAGGATAGAGGAAGGCGTTAGGAAATGGAAACGGTCACTCTCTGCGTCAGGAGCAGGTGGAGGTCAGCGTACATACGGGACAACGGTTTTATACCCCAATCCCGATCATCCGCAAGAGCCACCCGTCACGATTAAAGGGTAAAAGGGAGCGCGGGTATCATTTATACCATTATTAAAAATGCGCTCAATACCGCTCGAACCGTTGGTTCGCACAGAGGTACAACGGCAACAATGCTTGGAATTTCAACGGCAACAACGGCAACCTCAACAACAACAACGTTAACAACGCTAATCAGGCGCAGGCGGTCACGAATTTACCTCAACTTAATATATACGCTTTAGACTATGGATTTTGTAGAATTTTTCGGCATCGTAAGGCAGTGCTACTTTGAAACAAGGAAGAATAAGCGGTATGGAAGCGACCAGATCAACTTCGAGGTTGACCTGACTTCCTCACTGCTGCGCTTTGCCACGGAACTTTGGAACCGTATTTTCCGCATACTCCATAACTACGCCTTCCTTACTTCTATTCCAAGATGGCGAGAGATTTTCGCTACCTTCTTCGAGGGTCGCATGTCTGATCACATGCTCTGCGATCCTCTGAAACCCTACATGGAACTTGAACTCTCTGATAGGACATACAATAACCGCGATGGCAAAGGCTCAATGGCTGCTGTCAATCAGGTCATCGAAGACATCTATACCGTAACTGAGGGTTACACCAAGCCTGCAAGAATCATCAAACTCGACCTGAAGGGATATTTCCCATCTGCTTTGTGGAGTTATATGGAGGATTGCATTGATGGTGTCATCACCAAGTACGAGTCTGAGATTGACGCTGAGTATGGCGATGGCTATTCCGGCTTCTTGAAATGGCTTGCTATGATTTGCCTCAACTGCAATCCCGCAGCCCACTGCGAACTCAGAACACCCAAGTCATTCTGGTATGAGCAGATTCCCCCGGAGAAAAGTATGTTCAGCAAAGGTGAGGGTGTCGGTGCTCCAATCGGAAGACTGGCATCACAGCACGCAATGGGACTCTATATCAATGACATCGTGAAATGGCTTAATGAAGATTGCGGTATTCACGCCGTATGCTTTGTTGATGACATAACGATGGTTGTAGAAGAGAAACGTCACGGATATGCGCTGAGCTTGATACCGATTATTAGGCAGAAGCTCGCAGATAGGGGTCTGAGGCTGAACGAGAAGAAATTCTACGACCAGCCTTATTATCACGGTCTGGAGTTGCTTGGCAGTCATATCAAACCATTCAGGATCCACCTCAACAACAAGACCTATAGCAGAGGCTTGGATAAGCTGGCAGAGTATAACGTTATGGATGCGGGCGAGAAAGAATTCAAACTTGACCGCTTCGTTGCATCTGTAAACAGCTATACGGGTCAGCTGAAGAACGGCACTGACTATAAGCGGTTGCAACTATTCCGTAGCTGCATCGTCTTGGAGTGGTGGGATTATGTGGAATGGGATCAGCGTAGGTTGTGTGTCGTGCCGAGGCAGGGTTACAAGAGGGTTGACGTTCTTTCCCGCAGATTTGGAAGTGTAAGACGTAAGAGAAAACATTTTATACATTAATTTAAAGTTTTTACATTATGAACGAAGAAAACATCATCATGGAAGAGCAGCAGGAGGAGGTTATCACTCACGATGCTGAGAAGAACGCTCTCTACACCGAGCGCATGAATCTGGAGGCTCAGTTGAAAGCAAGTGAGCCGAAGGTTGTAAAGTGTGCGGAGGCTCAGGCTTCTGGTATGCCGATGCCATACGACATCGCCGAACTTCGCCGTAACCGCCAGCAGTGGCAGGATCGTATCGAGGACATCGACATCGAGATTGCACGCTATGACGGTATCGAGCCAACCGAAGAGGAGGTTCTTGCTATGGCAAAGCGTCGCAAGCTGGAGCAGATCGCCAACTTCGATGCCAGTGCCAACGTGAACGTGTTCATGGTAAACGGCAATCCGATGTGGCTCACCTTCGACGAGCGTAGCCGACTGAAGCTGTCTGTAGAGGCGGCAGAGGCAGCAGGCGCAACGACGATGGAGAAGTATTTCGGTGGCGTGAAGTTCGAGTACCCGCTGGCTCAGTGGAAGCAGATGATCGCAGCCGTTGAGAACTACGCAGGCCAGTGCCTTAACGTCACTGAGGCTCACAAAGCCGCTGTGAATGCTCTCACCGATGCCGAAGCCGTTGCAGAATACAACTTCACCGTTGGTTATCCTGCAAAGCTGAACTTCGGAGAGTAACCGTATCATCAATAGGATAGAGAATTATGCTTATCTGCTTATTGGTTATCTCAGTCCTCTTGGTCGCGTCCTATGTGGGCGCGGCCACTTGGAGCGAGAAGGAGTTACCCGACTCGATTTCGGCTATGGTCTATCTTCTGCCACAAAAAGGTCAGTGGCTATGGACGGTATGGATATGGGCTGCAACGTTTACGCTGACACCCATTCTGTTTGAAGTCATGCCAGACCGTTGGCAGGCGTTGGCACATGGTTTTGCAACGAGTATGCTGTTTGTGGGAGCAATGCCACTGGTAAGGCATGAGGCAAATAAAGGACATAATGCCCTTTCCATTTCAGCAGGCATTTTCTCACAGCTATGCGTACTGATAATCAATCACGTATGGATGCTGACTTGGAGTGTTCTGGCGGTTATCACCATCTTCACCAAAAGTAGCGGAGAATTCCCGAAATGGCTCACCAGTAAGGGTGTAACTATCATTGAGATAGTATGTTATGTGAATCTTGTCGGTGCTATAATTACTCATTTGCTAAAGAATTAGAGGTTATGGATATGAACGTAGGAACAAAGCCAGTCGTGTGGGCAGCAATCAGCGATGACCTGCTGAATGTGGTCTTCGACTTGCGCTACATGATAATTTGCTCCGTTGCTCTGATACTCGCCGATTTGTGGTGGGGCTATTCTGAGAACCAGATGCGCTTAGATCAGGCGCGTGAGAAAGGTGACAAGGTTACGGAAGAGAAGTACAAATGGCATAAGAGCCGTGCCGGGCGCAGGACTACCAACAAGCTCGTTGACTACATCACGTACTTGGTTGTGGGCGCACTGATAGGTCTCGCCATCACAGAGCCTATGGAAATATGCTCTCATATATGGACTGCCGCCCTTGGCCTTGGTATCGGTTGCGCCTGCGAGATTGCGTCAATCATCGGACATATCGCCTATGTGAAGATGGGCGTTGAGATTTCGATGGTTGATGGATGGAAGGCTTTTGTACGCTTCCTTGGCCGTATTCTCAGGATAAAGAGTCAAGAGATCGGTGAGGCTGTAGAGGATCTTGGACGTGACCATCATCACAGACATCATCACCATTACGATCAGCCTGACGTTTATGACGAAGAGCAGCACATGGAAGACTGATAATGAAATAGAGCGGTAGTTGTGGAAATTTTTGTATCACCTATTAAAAAAATATCTGATTATGAGAAAGATAGAGCGAATATTCGTACATTGCACAGCAAGTAACCAAAAGGCATCCGTAGCCTCTATCCTTGCCGAGTTTCGGAGGAAGGGTTGGCGCGTGCCTGGTTATCACTGGCTTATTGATGCCAATGGCAAAATAACCCAATTGGTTGACGAGGGCATTGTTGCCAATGGTGTGAAGGGATATAACTCCACTGCTATCCACGTAGCCTATATCGGAGGTATAGACAAACAGCACCCAAACGGCATAGATACCCGCACTCCAGACCAGAAGGCTGCTTTGGAGATTCTGCTTACGCAATTGCATCTGCGTTATCCTAATGCAAAGATCATGGGACACCGCGATATTTCCCCGGACACCAACCACAACGGAAAGGTCGATAGTTGGGAGAGAATCAAAAATTGCCCGTGTTTCGATGCCATACCAGAGTATGCTCACATTCAAAACGATTAAGATATGACTGATAAGAAGTTTGTAATTATCTTAGTTCTTGCTCTGATGCTTGTCGTGTCCCTCTTCTGCAATTACAAGCAGTATAGGGACGCGCAGGCGCAGCCCGAACAGATAAAGGTGGAGGTGGAGAAGGAAACCAAAACCGAAATTAAGGAGGAGAAGAAAGTGGCTCCCCAGCCCGTAAGCTCAAAAACTGAGAAAAAAATCAGCGTGAAAAAGGGCAATCGGAAACAGAAATTGGAATTAATCTCAAAAAACGAGGTTAATTCCGACTCTATTTCTGGAATAAATTTTGAAGAAGAGATTTCTGAGACCGATTCCACCTATGAAGTGCCGATTACTCAGAAGGTTTATGAGGATAGTTCCTACACGGCTTACGTGAGCGGATTTCATGCCAATCTTGACAGCATTACTATTAGGAATAAAATCATCACAAATACCGTCCGTGAGACCATTACTAAAACCGTAACAAAGAAAACGTGGTTCGGATTGGGATTGCAGGGAGGCTATTATATGACCCCAGCGGGATTACAGCCGGGAATCGGTATCGGAATATCTGTCAATATTTGGCAGAAATAGTGGAAAGGGAGGTAAATTCTGATTTGTCCTGAATTTTTTATAGTTAGTAGAAATTGTAGGAAATGGCGATCATCCGTGAGGACAATCGCCATTCATTATTTCTCATGCAGTTACGATGCTTCATTATTCAACATCTTCTTCATTTTCTCTTCCCGCTTTTTCTCTATAATATCCGCGTTAATGATATTCACGATATTTCCGCAGGCATCGGAGAGGATTGTCATCATCGTATTATTGGACTCCGTTCCAGACTTAATAAAATCCCCAGCGAAATGGATAATGCCAAATGCGAGAGCGCAAAGCTCTTGTTCTGAGAGGCTTTTTTCTGGAAGGGAGCGCAACGCCTCCTCGCAGAGTTTTCTTCCCCTCACATACTGCTTCTTGAAATCTTCGAGGAATTCCTTTGATGGTTCAACCTCCTGTTTGTTTGTCATTGCCAGAATATATTCAGACAACGATTTTGCAATTACTTTTTTCTTACTCATAGTCTTGATATTTTATTAAAGATTTTAATCCATATTTTTTCGCTCATTTTGCATGCCTCTGGAAAAAACTTCCACATCAGGTTATCCATTATGGTTATGATTGAGATACCTGCATATAAGAGATTGAAAAGAGGAGTGAAACACAAGAGCAGGCGTTTTATCCGTGAGGAATGGTATTTCTGACGTACTTTTGCTTCATCCCAGATCCACCATGTGCTAAAGGCGATGGAAATCGCCGCTGGTGCTACATATAAATAAATAAACATAAAATACACAACTTCATCTATTACCATAACCGTACTATTTTAATTGGATTAATACTTCACGGATTTCGCAGCTCATTTTCTGAGAGGTGAACATGCGTGATTTTGCGCCCTGCTTTGTCTGGAATAGAAATGCCTTATCGAATTCCTTCACCCAATCATATTGAGAAGAGACGTTCCCCTTCCAATAGAAATAACCGTCCTCACGCTGAAGAACATACATTGTCCGGGTTGGCTTATTGTTGCCCCAGGGATCAATGAAATTTCTGAGCCATGAGTTAGGATCTGGATTCTCAGTCGATATGACTATAGGCTTTGAATTGAGAAGTTCTGCAACCGTCATTTCTCCATCCAAGCATTTACGAATCCTCTTCATAGATTCTTCGTAGAATTCTCGATCTTCTTTTGTCTCTGCCATAACTACATTCCTATTCTTTTTCTGTAATTTTCGATAAACTTTTCTATGTCGCCGCATTCCATATCGCCGTTGTTAAGCTGGTCGTAGAAGAATTCTAAGGTTTTGTTCATTAGCTGCTCCTTCATTTCGGCAAGCAACTGCTTGTCCTGTTCTTTCTGCCAGTTGACGAAGTGACGGGCTATAAGCAAAAAACCACTGACATTAAGTGTGTTGATATATTCATCTGAGTTTAAGAACATTTTCAGCTCTTTCTCCAGTTCCCCATTTCCGGGTTCAATATTTTGGGAAATTTGAGGAAGTTTTGGGGGAATTTCCCCTATTTGCTCAGACTCTCCAACATTGCCGAAAACGACAACCTTGACATTTGGGCGCAGCCAATCCACGCCACACTGATAGAGAAGGAATAGTTTCATACCGATTGCCGTAGCCTCAGTAATGCCTATCGTTTTCTTGAAGTCCTCATAGCTGATCTCCTTCGCAAACTCCCGCGCATTGGTCTGATAGCCGCATATTCCCGTTACAACCTTCAGCACTTTATTGCGTTGGCTTTCTTTTTCGACAAATGGGACGATGCTTTTGCTGAATAGTATAAGTTCTCCAAGACCAACACTATTCATGTCATCGAAATACTTTTGTTGTTTATCGTCAAATTCCTTGTTTGTCATCATTGCTTTTTTCACATAAGTTATTGAATAATTCTTCTGATATTTCCGAAATAGAGGTGATGGTTTGCCATGACTAATCTGATAATGCTTCTTTGAAATACTTGATCTTGGCATCCGGGTAGGTGTCAACGATTGCGTGTGCGGCACGTTCGAACGTCCTGAAATAAGGAGAAGAATACTCGTCATCGTCCTCTATATCGAGCATTGAAGTTGCTGCAATGTCCCAATACGGGATAAAGAGGAAGAATTTGAGTTCATCGACCCTAAAGTTATATACGCGAGGAGTCTTAGCATATCGCTTTACGATCCTGAACACCCTGCCCCTGCCTTTTCTCATGCACTTTTTCTTCTTCTTTAGCTGCTCCTTTCCTTTGTTTTTAATCATGTAGTCTGGATTTTTATACAGAACTTCATAACCGTCAAAGAGGTAGTCTGGCAGGACTATAGCAACACCAAGCCATGAGGCGGCAGCAAGAAAGCCGATAACTGGTGCATCGCCTCTTCTGATAACACCAGATGATTTAAGCACCGCCTTGACTGCGAGGCGGTATGACACAGCAACACCAATCAGGTAAATCGCTATTCCGATAATTAATTTAATATCCATTTTATTCTTCCTTTGGTAGTTTATCAAAATCTTCGAGTGTAATATAGTAGCCGCCCCAGAGGATTGACCATAAACCACGGATCTGTGTAATTCCTGCACCACGATTTTCGTCTTCTGGGCATTTTCTCCGTTTTGGCATAATCTCTTTGAATGCTAAAGAAAGAATCTCTTTCGCATACTGCTTGATTATTGCCTTTCCTTTATTCTCTCTGAGATCGACGGAAAACATAGGCGTTTTATCCCTGAACTCAATAAGTTTTTCCTCCAATTCCGTAAACTCAGGATCTCTATCTACCAACAAATACAGGTTTCCGAAATCGTCAGAGTACCTACCTGCACGGCGACCCTTTTCATCGAAAAGGCACGGCTCAACGCTACCATCGCCCAATTTTATGATTGCGACAATAGGACATTTGCCGCCTGCATCCCATTTCAAGATTTCAACGGGTATATTTCCCTCTGTAACAGCCTCGAATTCTCGCGAAAGCAATTTGGGCTTGTATTTAATGTCGAATGGAATTTTCTTTTTCATATCAACCTTCTATTATTTGAAAAACGTGACCAACATATTCTCCATTGTTAAGAAAGAATGTTCCGATGTATTTCGTCTTATGAATGAGGTCTGAAGGAATCTCCTCGCCAGTCATGAATACTCTAATTTTCTTCTTTTCCTTTTGCAGAAGGTGTTCATTAACATCTGCCCAAATGTAGGGCGTATTGTTTTGGACTCCCACGCATCGAATTTGGGCGAGACCGCCAAACTCTATGACTTGTTCGCCATGAACCTTGATTTCGTATTTTAAAATCCGTCTCATAAAATTTCCTTAAAGATGATCTTCTTCAATTTCCTGCCAATTCTCACCGTCAAAACTGACTTTATCGGCATACATATCTACAACGCAGTAAACCGTCTCAGGATTCCAACAGTTCTCATGCGAGTACCAATCAGTGGCAAATGCCGTGTTATCCTTGCAGATAACCAGATATTGCTGTATCATTCCTTTTCCTCCTCTATTTCTATTGCATTTCTGATACACTTATAATAGGAGAGGATGGGAAGGCGCGATCCTGAGACATAAACCCTATAGGTTTTTCCAGCCTCAATTTTGTTGTAAACATCACTCGACTCAAAGAAGCCGATAAAAATGAGGTCGGTAATGCAGTAAACTTCATCCTTGGAATATACAAGCCATTTCTCGCCCTTTCCCGGATTGACATTCTTTTCAGTAACGGTAATCTCCTCCCAATGAGGATCGTTATAGTGGTAATGATATGAGATAATACCCCATATAATCATAACGATTACAAACCCAATTGAAAATATGCAACCTATTTTCTGATCAGTTTCCATAACTATTTTCCTTTAGTTGTTTTGTTCAAGTTTCTTTCTATCGCTTTGCGGCTTGGAAAGAAGAATCTCCAGTCATCGCCGCATTTCTCGTGGTTGTAGCCGCACATATAACAGCGGCCTTCGCCTGCGTCGTTTTCGCAGTTCTCACAACACTTCTCTATTTCGTCAATTTCTTTTTGAGCCATTTCCAGAACTTTGAAGTGTAATAAACTGCCCATGAACTTCCGCAAGCTATCCAGAATAGCCAAGAGGAGAGAGAGAAGATCGCTGCTGTAATGTAGTCAGCAAATCCAGTGTAATCCACATTGTCAGTCTTATTCCAAAGCATTAGCTTTACGAAATTAAAGATGACACCAGCCAAATAAATGACCAATAAAACAATAACCGCTGTACTCATAATTTTATTTTTAAATTATTAATTTTATCTTGGGTTTCGTTCATAGAACTTCCTGCACAAGCCGAGCGAATACAAATATTGCAAATGTTTGCAACCACTCCTCCAGTTGAAGCAATTATATCTTTTAATACTGCTTCTTCCGGGCATTTCTCACCTAACTTTTTTTTAAAAGCAGGAATGAGGATTTCGAAGAGATTAATATCTACGTTCATATTGCCTATTTATCGCTATTATTCGAATAATTGAATTCCATTTCACCTCCAGTTAAGAACCGCATGATATTCTGAAGAGCGTGCATATACTTGCAGTCAATCCTTACCCATCGCTTCTCTGTGAAGTCAGCTTTAAACTTGAAAGTGCTATAACGCAATTTTGAGTTATACTTCCAGTACAAACGCATATCACCAAAATAATACATGAGCTTCCATGCTCTTTCGTCAGACTCAATGAAGCCAACGTCTTTCAGGGTGTGCTCCATAATATCGAGCGCGTTGATCCTGCCAATAGGGTAGTCATATTCAGTGCCGATAATGCTTGGCTCTCCAGTTGAAGAATGCAGAACCTTTACTTTCACCTTCTTCTCATAGATGCCGACAACCTGACACAGCCATTCCCTCGCGTCGGGCTGGCTTACCCATACTATACTACCGATACTTAACTCCCTGATATTCCGCATAACCTTACTTATTCAGATATTCATCCTTAAATACTACGGTGCTGTCAACTGCTACGCTATGATCAACGTACCGATACTCCATTCTCGTCTTCTTGGCGTAAACGTCCATGGCCGTAGGCTTACCATCCATTTTGAGATAGGTAAATGTTGCATGTGCAACCCACCCAATAACACAGCCGATAAGATAAATGGCAAAATTCTTCATTTTATACTCCCTTCGTCTAATGCTTCCCTGAGTAACTTGTCGAAAATATCCTTCATGCCGTGCCTCTCGAAAATCTTACTGATTTCTATGACGGTTCTTTCGATGGAATAACCCATCACTTCGTCAATGGCGCGATTATAGCCAAAGAACAAACCAAGGCAGAATGATACTGACATTAGTATCGCAGCCATAACCACTACTAATTCAACGAGCTTTATCATAGGTCAGTAAAGATATTGAAGTCAGAGTCGACACTGATAGGTTGTAAACCAAGAATCAGGTCGTAGTCCAAAAACTTACGGATGCTCTCTTTGTAATACACCTTTGCGCAGTTCATATCACCCATCAATAGATTATTGACGTTGTTAACGAACTTCAAAGCATCATCATGCTCATAATAGTCTTTGCCGCACTTAGACAGCAAGCCAATCTTATAGAGATCGCAAGAGCCGATGGTTTCGCGTATCATCGCCAGAGACTTGTTGAACTGTAGGATAGGCTCAATGGAGGCGAATGTCTTAATGCCCATGAAGTGAATCTCCTTCATAGCCAGAACGCGCTCATGGTTATTGTCTGCATAAGGCTCCTTATCATCCCTGCCAGTGAGGGTAAAGCCGACGCAGAGCAAACCTGTTTGCTTGCCTACCTCCAGAATCTCTTTACGATATTCCTTTTCGTAAATCCACCAAGCCATCTTGGTAAGGATTGTCACGGGCACACCTTCGAGCATAGCCTCTTTAGCACACTCCCTTGTAACATTGATTGTCTCGCGGAGGCACGGATCGGTGGTGAAGCAGAAGAAGATACCGCCATCCTTGATCAGTTGCTCACGATTCTTCAGCAACTCCTTCTTGAACTTCTTGATAGCATCGTCTTCGTTGTAGAAGTAGGTACGCAACTCAGGAGTACCATGACCAAGAGTAGTGCTACCTTGACCTTTGTCTAAGTAGCAATACTCGCACTGGTTGGAACATCTGCGATAAATGCTTACCGCATGTTTCGCGTATTCGAGGGCTTTCCCCTCTGGGTTACGTAATACTAATCCCATAACTATTCAGCGTCAATATGAGAAAGAATGTAATCCTTATCGCCTTCGGTAAGGCTGTAAGCCTTATCCAAGAATTTGATAGCAATATCCACATTGCCTTCTGCAAGCGGAAGATAATCGGATTTCAGCTTGTGAGTGAGATATTCCTTGTGATTAATATCTTCGCGAACTTCACTGATCTTCTTGTCGATGGATTCCGTAAGTTCTTTGGCTTTTTGAGTCGCTTTCTCGAACTCTTTGAGGGCACATTCGTAAACTGCCTTCTTAGTTCTATATTTCTTGATACCGTTTTCCACCTCCTTATATTTCTCCTTGCTAAAGACCGACTCAGATCCGATATTCAGGGATGGGATATTTCCGCTCCAATCTCTTGGAAGTCCAGTCTCGAAATAATATGCGCTACTATCAACATCATATTTTGATGTCTTAAAGCCAATTCCTTTAGCCTTAATAATGAATGCAACGAAATCTCTTGCGTCTTCAATTGTTTCAAAACAAAGACCGTTCCACTTGTCTGACAAGCCATCAATGGTGTAAACCATCTTATCAGGCTTCTCGCTACATTCTTGTGGTTTGATAGGACTTTCTGGGAACTTCACGCCATTCTCTGCTAATACGAGTTTTTTGTAGGTATCTATAGCCTCCGGGGTGAGGTCGTAGATTTCCTCATTTGTGAGCAAACTGAATTCTTTCATAATATACTACTATTTAAATTTGTCGAAAATATCGAATAGATTCCGCACGTCATTTTGTGGCCTCGGAATCTTTGGTGAGAAGAGTTTAGAAATCCTGCTGAACATCGAGGCAAAATAATTGTTGGTTGTAGCGGCTCTGTTGAGCATCTTTTCAATTATGGCATCATCGCCCCGATGCGCAGCGAGGAATTTCTTGTTTTTTCTGTCGTAGAAGAGGGCGAAATAAACCAAGTCCTGATTCTTCGCCAACTCTTCATTCAATTCATCCAGAGTATTCATTCGCTTTCTTTTATCAAAGATTTTATTTCATCCTGCTTGCAATGCTGCTGCAAGGACTCGTGGTAAAGAAATCTCTGGAAATCATCTAATATGATTTTCTTCTTGGTCGGTTTCATACCCAGATGATCTTATTGTCGCGAATGAAATAGTGGGACTTGCAGGGGAAGTCGAAACAGCCGACTGACGGATTGATAGTGACCGACTTTAATTCGTCGCCTTCCATATTCAACTTCAAATCCCAGCCCTTACCCCCGTACTGGAGATAGACTGGCTCACCGCAACCGCAGGGACAGAGGTGGAATGATTCGTAAGTACCATCTTCCTTATTCTGCTTCAGATAGAGAACGCCCTGCTTCATATCCTTTGCACTCTTCGGTAACTCCAGAACCAAGACGGGCTTAATTTCATCTACTTTGGGGAACGGATTCTCCTGATAGAGAATATCCAAGCCGTGACCGCTGGCAAAATCGAACTCAGTTTTTGCGCCAAAACTATCTTTCCAGTTATTGAGCATATAAATTTTGTCGCAAGTCTTTACGATTTTGAGATCAAAAAGAATGAATTCTGCCCACTCTGCACATTGACGCATTTTTTCGTCTTCCAAATCCCAGGGATTTATCACGTCAAATCCCTGAGCCTCCAGTTTCTCCTTAGCTTCGGCAAAGAGGCGACGAGATTCCTCTTCGTCCATGAAACGCATTTTGCCGGAAATATAAACGCGCTGCTTTTCCATCATTTTGCTACTACTTTAAGTTCTATCTGATTTACGAGATCTTCTACAGTTACGAGAGAATTTACCTCATTGTCGCTGAAAGTAATATCAAACTCCCGCTCACTCTCCATGACCGCCTGCATAACATCGAGGGAATCCATTCTAAGATCCTCCTTGAAATTTGCGTCATTCTTTACACAATCTTTCTCGCAATAAATACTATTGACGAGAATTCCATTCACTTTTCTTTGTATTTCTTCCCTGTTCATAATGAATTATTTTTGATTAAACAAATTCGGTTCTTGTAATTTTGAAATTTTCTCGTATAAATCCCATACCCTCATGCAACCCAAATGAGCAAGTTTCAGCTGCTCCTTTTGTGTGAGTTTTCGCGCCCTCTTCCTTCTGCCAGCCATCGTCTTAAAATCAATGGTGATCCAGTCGCATGGATTTCCTTGCCAATCGTGGTTGTCGTAAGTGATAAGCCCGGCATTGGTGGGAACACCCTCCCTGATTCCAGTGATCTTGTAAGGTCTGAAACTATTGCCAGTCTCTTCAAAGACATACAGCCGCTTCATAACCTTATCTAAGATGGACTTGGGTATGCAGTAGTAAAAGAAGCTGACCCGTGGATCGTCGTGGAGGTGGCTCTTCTGAAAGTCTTTCAGAAAATCTTGCCAACTTCGCTTGATTTCTATTTCCGTGAGGTAGCCAGCCTGCGACATGCTCACGAAATCAGCTTCATAGTTAAGCAGACCCCAACTGACATTGGGAACAACGACATTACGACGAAGATTAAAGGTGTCGCAGTGTGCGAGTCTCGCCATAATCTGCTCTATTGTGAGTGTGGTATCTGCTTTGCTCATTGACACATTCTTATTGCATCCTCCAGTTCTATTCTGGCATTACGCGGACTGAGGTTGAATACACGATTGGTCATGACCAGCCTTGATTCTTTCCTAACCTGATCTAATGCCTTAACGATAATCTTGCAGAATGGCGCATTGCCATTGCACGTCAATCTATTCTTGAACGTACCGAGAATTACCGACACAACTTCCTTGTCGCCAGTGGCTTCGATAATCTCCACCGTCTGAACATCTTTACCGCGTTTGAGGTACACAATGTATTCTACACCGTAGGTCTTGATCTTCATGCTCAACGGTCTTTGACGGTCATCTTTGTAGAGAGAACAATTGCATAGCCAGAATGGTCGTGGCTCCATAAGCGTTCTGCGATCTTGATGAAGTAAACCTTATTCGGGTCGAACTTCTCTCCGACATAACGCTGAAGAATCTCAATGACAGGCTTGAACTGTACAGCCTTCACGTCATTGCTGTAATCGGTAACGGTATATTCCAGACCTTTACCAAACAGCATCACCATGCGATTGGTTTTGCGGTCAACCTGAATAGCCATTGAGTTTGCACCACAAATACTGAGGTTCTTAACAAGCTCAGCATTGAGGACTACCACATTCTTGCTGCGGGTGCTGACACGTATCTCGTTCTCGTCAGGCATATCCATCTGCTTGGTAGCCTTACGCATCTTCACGTCAACAAGATCGAGGATGCCTGCCCAATTGTGCTTGACAAGCAGCCCTTCGTCCTCTTTGCTGGAAGGATAAGTATTATCTTCGACTGGAGCAAAAGCAGTTGCCCTCTTCTCCTCCTTCTTAATCTCCCGCTCCTCGTCAACGATGCGAACTGGCTCCATCTTCTTTCTATCGTCGATGGTATTGCATACTGCCTGCCATTTCTTGTTGAGGTCATCCCAGAACTTTGCGCCATAACGATTGCCGACGCTGATCTTGGTAGCATCGAAAGCATAGGCAATGGCGAGATTCCTGGGAGTGATTTCAAGGAACTCCTGAACATTCTTCGGATTGTCAGGATAGCGGAACTGATTGTAGAAGCCTACAAACATCACGTTTACGCCGTGATCTTGGAGTAGCCGCTTGAAGAGATTGATACTTTTCTTATCCATATCTTGTTATATACTAAAATAAGGAGAAAGGAATCAGTCGCCTGATGTGGTTCTCTGCGACCTCTTCCAATCCCCTTAATATTTCTAACCTTGTTACGAGGGAGAACCACCAACCTCTAACTTTCGGCTGCAAAGATACGGCCGATTTCTGATTATTGCAAATGTTAATATGTAAAGATTATGTCAAACAATAAAAGATGATTGGAATGTTTTGTTATCTTTGGCAATTTATTTGCATTTATTTTGTAAACCACATGATTCATTAAGAATTTTAAAGAAATCGAGTGGCTGAAAACCCTCCAAAAGTTAAATGTATAGGACGATTGTTAAAGTTTCGAGCCTCGCTTTTTGCCAAAGATTGCACAAATGTTTTGTTATCTTTTGCTATCTTTTGCAAATATGGCGAATTTTGGTAATTTGTGAATTTAACATTTGAAACTTGTCACGAAAAATACATTTGGCCGTTTCAGAAACTTATTTTATCTTTGCAGCGCAATTAGGGAAGAATTGCTACCGAATTGGCTTTTCTGAGAGGTTTCACCTCCTTTCTGCATAGAGCAAACGACCCTGCGAAGATCTTCCCTCTTTGCAGGGTTTCTTAATTTTGCGAAGTATGGGTATATTAAACATTGACATTGCTCTTTTAAAAAGATACGCTTCCAGCAAACAGCAGAAAGAGTTGTTCGCTTTGGCGTTGAAATGTCATATACTACGTACCAATGCAACGATCTGGAATTTTTCAGAGTATTTTGTTAGAAAGAACCTGCATGTAGGAAAAGTTAAAGCAGAAAGACTTATCGAAGACGCGAAGAACGACCCGCTTTTTTCTTTCTTTGGAAACATTGTAAGAGTTGGAAGTCTTCGCGACAAAACTATCAAAGAAGGAAAACGATTTAAGAATTATCAGGGTGGACTTGTTAAAAAGTTCACCTTCGATGATAAACATGACTACACGTTGAAGGAGTTATATTCACTTATCAACGAGACTCTGGTGCTTTTCCCTATCTCAGCCAAAGAGGAAGAGGATTGCTTACAGCAGAGGGGCGGTCACGACAACCGCTTTGTTCCCAAGTCTGGCGATGCCAACTCCAGGACACTGACACTTAGGAAACTTGCACAGAATCTTAGAATGAGTGTATCTTCTACTTCAAGGATCTTGAAAGACTTGGCAAACCAAGAAGTTATCAACAAACTTCCATCACGACAATACGCGGTCATCAGCTCAGAACACATAAGCCAGATCGTTGATTGTGTTCGCGAACTTGGTAGAAAGTCATTCACATTTGAGCATTTTGGACTCACTTACATCGTAGTCCCATGCCAATACTCTATTACTAACCGTAATGTAAGTGAATCATTCAGGCACAAAATTTATGGTTATCACAAAGGTTTTAATCCCAATCCAGAAGCAACATCAACAATTCCACAATTATGCGGTTTTTAGACTATGTTCATTTTGGTAACTCATTAATTACAGAGAGGATTACTTTAAAGCTATATACAAGCGCATACGCACGCAAGAGATAGCACCTACTGAGTGGATCCGAGATTATGGCGTAAAAACTAACAAAAAAACGCGCAAAATTCAAAAATTATTACGTTTTTAATGAAAATTCGCGACTTAAAACCAGAAGAAATAAAAGAGGCAAAATTTTCGGCCTTCCTGCACTACGGACACCCGACATTTTCAGACGGTTGGGATGCTGCCATTGCTTATGTTAAGCATATCGAAGAATGCGGTTGCAGATGTCATAGTTGCCAGAAGCCAGTAACAGAGCCTCAGTTTGGATTTTCAGGCAATTATGGTGGCGATATTTGTGGTGAACTCACTTTTTGCAAGAACTGTTGGGAAAAGCTCAGTAAGGAAGAGAAATTAAAAATGACAAACGAACTTTTACCAAAATATTAAAATTATGGCTAAGAATACATTAGACGAGAGGGTAAAGGAAATCACCCTCAAACTGAAGAAAAAGTATGGCGAGGCATCGCTTGATCTTTATTACAACAACTATGATGATGATAATCCATTCGTGGCAAAGGTGCATAGTGCTATTAATGCCTGCAACATCTATCATGGTCGTGCCAAAGATTTCGGTCACGCTTTAGATCTTGTAGAAATGTATTACGGATTAATTAATGTAGAATTATGAGTAAGATGTCTTATTTGAAGGTTGTTTCTGGCAATAACGACGGAATGACCATCGCTTTGAAGAATCGCGCTGGAGATACCACCGAAACTTTCTTTCTCACCAATAAGGCAGCTCTCGAATTGGTTGGAGAAATCAATAATCAATTAAATAGAAATAAGTGATCATGGCAAAGTATAAAGTATTATCGGTAAGACAGCCTTATGCCAGCCTTTTGGTAAAAGGTAGAAAAGACGTGGAGAACCGTAGCAGGCGCACAAATTATCGTGGTCTGGTTCTGATTCACGCCAGTCAGAAAATGCACGATATTGTCCCGTATATGAGAGGGCTTGGCAGGGGTATGTTTTCTGGCGTGTCTGCCGACATATTATCTGAAGCGGATCTGTGCGACTTGCAGCCGGAGATAAATTTCTCCGCTATTATCGGCTGTGTGGAGATCGTAGATTGCGTCCAGAACCATCCATCGGAATGGGCAGAAAAAGGACAATGGCATTGGGTATGTAAAAATGCCAGAATTTTCAAGAATCCAATCAATGGCGTAAAAGGTAGTCTTGGACTTTGGGATTGGGAAGGAGAAATTGACGAACTAAACCAGTAACAGCTATGCACGTCAGGAATGTCACATTTAACAGCGATGTTATCAATGATGAAACACACTTCTATTTCATGTGGTCATCGAAGCCGTTTGAATTGTTTCAGTTTTCAATCGACCTCAACGAGCCGTTTTTCAACAATATAAAGAGGGCTTTTGATTACATGATGAAGAATTTCGGTTTTCAGCCATTGGAAATACTTATTCCGCTCACTGCTTATTCAAAGTATGAAGGAGAGGCTGATCCTACGACGATTTATGGAAAGCCAACCGTTAGGCAGACTTGTGAGTATTTTGGACTGAGGTGGTTTGTTATGACTCCTGATACGTATAAAAGAATGTTTGATGTACCGACAATTGTAGATGAAGATTTTTAAGTATGAATACGAGAGAACTTCGACTTGGAAATTATGTGAGGGTAGGCGATAAAATCGTCAAGGTAAATGGACTCACACAGCATAAGGTTGGCTATTGCCCCAGACCCGGACATGAGACGTATGCCAGGAGCCGTGAGGTTGAACCAGTTGTTATCACTCCAGAAATAGCGGAGAAATGCAGGGTCTATCTCAGCGTAAATAAAGATGATGGTAGATATGGTGTGCTTATCGGCAGCGGATTTAAAGACGTGGAATATCTGCACGAACTCCAGAATCTTTATTTCCTGAATTACAAAAAGGAATTAGAGGTTGATTTATAGAAATAAAAAAATGGGTCGCCGCCGCAACCCCTGTTAACCTTAAATCTAATACTATGAAAAACAGTTGCAAAGATATGGATATTTTTTCGTATCTCCAAATTTTTTTCGGAAAATTTTTAAGTTATGGGATAATTTTCTTAATTTTGCAGCAGCTCATCACTCATAGAGGTGAAGGAGTTACGGAATCGCCATAGTCAAAGTCTGCTATCCATGCGGATGGAGTGAAAGTAGGGCATAGCCAACGTGACGGTTCCTGACGAACTTCTAAAAACGTAGGAGTTGTAGGAGTTGTAGGAGTTTATCGAGGCTTCGGTTTCTGAGCCAGCTAATCAGAGACTGCTGTCATGTGTAAACACATTGACTATCGGGACGCGAAAAACTCCATGTCCGTTCACGCCCTGCGAAAAGAGGGAACTGGATCATTCCAATTCCCTCGATTTTTGTCGGTACTGATTCTGTTCCAAATTGTTCCAAAATCAGCGTTTTGCGTTCCGAAATCGTTATTTTCGTGCCAAATTCATGCAAAAGCGTTCTATTTTATGCGTTTTTTAACTTCTTTGGCTATTGTTTCATCGAGGAGTCTGGCGTATGCCTGTTCCGTCTGCTTGATACTGGAGTGACCAAGAATCCTACTGACAACACCAATTGGGACTCCTGCGTTAAGAAGCATATAACCACAACTCCTACGCCCGTCATGGCTCGATGGCTCTTTGTCGATGCCTGCTGCATCTGCAACCAACTTCAACTTGGTATTGTACTTCTGGTTGGGGAGGTGAGGCAGTTTATAGTCGTACCGCTTTAGTATCTCCTTGGCCTTGGGTGTTAGTACAAATGTAAATAGTACACCAGTTTTGCTTCTATAACCACTGAAGACAGCGTAATCCTTGGCATCGCGACATTGTGAGAAGTCGTAAGCCATGAGGTCAACGAAGCTCAGTCCAGTATAGACCTGAGTGAGAAATAGATCTCTTGCCTCAGAGAGCGAAAGCGTAGGCATTTCCGTTGTTTCAATGGCAGCGATCTCCTCTTTGGTGAGAAAGTGGTCGATGCGCGTGCTGCCTTTGTCGATCTTGATACGCTTCGCCTGATATGGATTCTCTTTCACGTAGCCATCAACCACAGCGTCGTTGATGAATACTTTCAGGTTCTTGTGCATGGAGCCGATGCTGGCTTGTGAGTATTTGCGTTCCACGTCATTTCCGTATCGGTCTTTCTCCTGCCACTTCACCGAGTGTAGGTATTCGTCAAAGGCTCTGACGGTTTTCTCGCTTATGTCGCCAAAGAACCGCATCTTTCCCCATTCACAGAATCTGGAGAAGAATACGCCATAGGCTTTCTTTGTGTAGTCACTCACCTGACGCTCACGTATTCTGCGCCCGATATAATCTTCAAAGGTTATGTCTATCTGCTTTTGCTTCAGCAGGGTAGGTATGGCTTCGAGGTCAATACTATCATTGTCGATCATATCACCAATGATCTTTAACGCCTTCTTTTTTATTTTCAGGAGGTTGGCGTTTAACTCCTGACACGACATGGAGCGCACACACTCACTGCGTTCATCCCATGAGCCGGGATAGCATCTAACCCCGGTACTGACGAACTTCTGCTTCTTGCCGTAAGTTATCCTCAACTCTATAGAGCCTTCTTTGTCGTGGCTGGCTCTATGCTGTCTATCAAATATAAACTTTATCCTTGGTATAATCATTACTTTTAATATTTTAATTGTTGGTACTACTTGGGCGAAAGCCCTTTATTTACTGGGTATTTGCGGATTTTGTTGTCTCTATTTCTTCATCTGGTACTACTTTTGATGGTGATTGGTATTACTTTGGGTATTACTTTTCGTCCAAACTCAGCAAATGATTGCCAAACCGAACAAAAGATTTTTGAGAGTAACAATTCCCTTATACCATTGATTTTCAGTCATTTACAAACGTAACTATTTGGTTTCCAACATACTAAAAAAGGGGCTGTTATAGCCCCTCAGTAGTCGATAGGGGAATCGAACCCCTATGCCAAGATTGAGAATCTTGTATCCTAACCATTAGATGAATCGACCGCT